CTCGCTTCACTACAAGCANGGGGGGGGGTGAACGCCTTGCCTGACGCGATCAACGAAGTGGAACTGCTACCCACACCGAGGGAGCGGGATTACAAGAACGCTGCTGCTACTGAACAGACGGCGTTGGACCGTATTGACCGTGGCTACGGGCTGGACATTGCAGAAGCGATTCAGTTGCTACCAACACCTCGGGCCATGTCGGGTGGAGGAGACAACTCCGCTGGTCAGGATCGGCCATCGGGCCACAAGGGCACCACCAACCTGCATGGTCTGTTGCAAGACCCTAAAACCAATTGGGGCAAGTACGCACCAGCCATTGAGCGGTGGGCCGGAGTCATCGACCGCCCTGCACCCGAGCCGACCGACGACAAGGGCCGACTGAACCCCGCACTTGTCGAATGGATGATGGGCTACCCCGAAGGCTGGACCGAGGGCGTGAGCCGCACTGGGCAACTGAAGGCGCTGGGCAATGCGATCGTCCCCCACCAGGCCGCTGCTGCATGGGGGAATTTGCTGGGCATGCAAGCCGTGACGAAGCCAGACGAAGTGAAATTGCTTCCTACTCCCGCTGCATGGGACGGAGATCGAGGACCGGACTACGCCAGGACTGGCCGTGACGGGTCAGGTGGGGACGATCTGGTCACCACCGTGGCAAAGATGGCAGGAGGTAGGGAGTGATGTCGTTCTTCTGGGCGCTTCTCTACGTTTGTGCACCGATCATTGCGGTGGTGTTGCTTGCTGTTGTGCTGTCGCTGATCTTCGGAGACCCGCCAACAAAGAAATATTGGGGACCAGGAGAGACTTGGTGGCCCGAGGAGGAGGACTGGTGATGGGAAAGAAGCAGGATCGGATTGCTGCACTCGAGATGGCCTTGGCTGTGACGAGTGAGCAGCTTGATGAACTGGACAAAGCGGCGAAGGAGTTTCTGCTCCACCCTCGTTCTCGAGTGTCTGCTGCCGAGTTGANGCGTGCGCTGCCGTGAGGCGTGCGGAAGAGTCGGTAGTGTTGGTGGCCCTTCTGGCCCTGATCGCATGGATGGTGAAGTCATCGAACGAATCACAGACGAAGACGCTGAAAGCAGTGGAGCAGACTACGACAGCGATCTCGGTTTCCTTCACAACTTCCCTGAGGGAAGTCACGGGGAGACTAGCCACGATGACCGAGTTGCTTATGCTGGGCCGGGACTCACCGAGCCAGAGCGAGAACTTGCCGATGAGCAGGAACGAATCCGAGAGCTCGAGCGAACCCGAGATCGATTTGAGCGATTTGCCCGAGACAGCGGGATGGGCGGCGGAGGAGGAGGACTTGCTTCAGACGATGACGCCATGGCAGTCATCGACGCCGCTGAGCGTTTCGGAGTTGCCGCACTAGAGGACGATTCCGAACAGACGATCCAAGAGCGTGAGCGGATCGCTATGGCCCTCGCTGACTTTGCTGTCAAAGCTCCGAAGCCGGCCAACGAGTACCACTTCTTCGGCATCATTCAGAAGCAGTCGACCACCAGCCAGGGCAACATCAACCTCACCATCGAGGTGCCGTGGGAGCATCGCCACGAAGTGTTCCGTGCGTTGGCCGAGATGCCCTTTGCCTGCCTGATCCGCCTGACCGGAGCCGAGTCGAACGATGAGTAACGTCAGCCTCAGCCCCGATACCCTCATTGAGCTTCTTCGTCGTGGCCTGAAGGCCGGCATTCCGCCGACGGCACTGGCGAACATGTTTGAGATGGACCCCGAAGTGACCCAAGCCTTCGCCATCAACGTGCGACGGGGCCGGTATGGGACGGCAGAACTGTCTGAAGCACTCTCTTTCCTGACATGGGAAGCCTACGAACAGATGCTTCACACCATCAACCGGGGATCGCCCGAGCTCAAACTCAAGGCAACCATGGCCCTCATGGGCAAGGCGCTCGCAACGTCGGTGCGCCAGACCCCAGAAGAGGTGGCACGGGCACGGGACGATCTGCTCGCCATCATCGCCGAGAAGAAGATCATCGAGATCGAGGGAGACGAAGTTGAGCAATCTGCGTTTGTGGCCGTGGATGACACGGCTGACGATCAAGGATAAGGACTCGAAGCTTCGCTGTCTCTCCCCTGACGATCCTTTCGCCTGGGCACAGAGGGAGTTCATCAACGAGGTCGAATACCAGCACAACCAGGGCAAGCCCATCCGTATCATCGTGCTGAAGGGCCGCCAGTTGGGCATCTCCACCATCACGGAGGGCTTGCTGTTCTTGTGGTGCTTCATGTTTCCCGGCTCCAACAGCCTCGTCATGAGCAAGGATCGAGAAGGCAGCGAGAACCTTTTTGAGATGACCAAGCTGATGTGGGATCTGTGGCCCTACAGAAGCTTGTTCACCACAACAAGATCAAGTACGCGGCGATTGTCGTGGGCTGAGACACTCTCCAACTTCCGTGTGGAGTCGGCCAAGGGTCGGGAAGTCGGACGAGGGTCCACGCTTCAGGCCGTCCACGCATCTGAAGTTGCGTTCTGGGATAACGCCGAGGATCTGATGCCATCGCTCATGAACGCTATCCCCAACCGGCACGGGACAATTGTGATCCTCGAATCGACCGCCAACGGGGTAGGTGGGTTCTTCTACGACGAATGGATGAAGGCCGTGCGGGGCGAGTCGGAGTACACGGCACTCTTCTTTCCGTGGTTCAAGCACTACGACTACAAGATCCGTCGCACCACTCTCACTCGAGAGCAATGCACGCCCAAAGAAAAAGACATGGCCGAGCGCTACGGGTTGACGCTGGGCCAGTTGGCATGGCGACGCCGGCAGATCCGACTCATGAACGGCGACGAAGACATGTTCGCCCAGGAGTACCCCTGCACTTGGATGGAGGCGTTCCTTTCCACTGGTGACAACGTCTTCCCCTTGGAAGCGCTTTCGGATTGCTACTTGCCGCCGGGTGATGAGTACATGGGCAAAGTGGTCGGGATGTCTAGGGGCTTCCTGATCAACGACAACGGCCAACTCCGGTTCATGAAGGACTTCAGCGGAAACCTGAAAGTCTTCAAGATGCCGGATCCGAAGAAACGGTACAAGTACGTCGTAGCCGCTGACCCCTCGAGGACAACGACCGGCGACCCTTGCTGCATCCAGGTGCTCAACCGGACAACCATGGAACAAGTAGCCGTGTGGCACGGACATCTGACCACCGATGACCTCGCCGAGCAGATCGCCAACCTGGGGTACTGGTACAACAACGCCACCGTAAATGTGGAAATCAATGGCGGGGGCGCAGGCGTGATCGCTGTGCTTATCCACATGAAGTACCCGTGGATCTGGAAATGGCGTCGACCCGACCGACCGCTCAACCGTCTCGGCAATGTCTTCGGCTGGTCGACCAACATGATGACTAAGCCGTGGGGGATCGGCCAGATGCAGCACTACCTCACAAAGCGGAGTCTGATCATCCATGATGACCGCACGTTCAATGAGATGATGGAGTACACGTTGTTAGACGGTGTAGAGATGGGACCGGCTTCTTCCAGCGGAACCGATGACACCGTGATGGCGCTGATGATTGCGCTGATGACGAACATCACCGAGGAAGCTCCGAACATGGCCGAGATCTACGGCTTTGATGAAAGACCTGCTGTTGGTAGCGGTACGGGCTACGCTGACCAGGAGTACCACGCACTTGATTAGGGGACAATGACAATGAGATACGGATACAAGTGTTTCCAGTGTGGTCCGTTAGACAGTGACAAACGGGCCGATTTCATCATTTGCGAGCGGTGCGGAGAACGGGCACGCCGAGATTGGAAGTTCAAAGTGGACAAGAGCTTTGAGGCCCACTACTCCCCGGCGTTTGGAACCGTCGTGGAGTCCCCTCGCCACGCTCGAGATCTCGCCAAGGCCGCTTCCGCCGAGGCGTACCTCCGCACCGGCATCGAAGCCGACTACCAAGTAGTNGACGTGTTTGATGACGAAGCCTTCGGNATCAANAAAGAAGAGAAAGAATTCTACGCAGCCCAGACTCGCGAGCGACTGGTGCAGGATGCGGCGACCACTGGAGCGCAACTTGCCAAGGCCGAAGCCGCACGGGATGCCAAGCGGGCAGAGAAGTCTGAGTCGGTGGATGCGTGACCTATCTCCAGGTTGAGGACAATCAGAGCACCGAGGACCGGTCCACGACGGGCCGACTCGCTGACATGTTCCAACAGGCGGTAGCAGCTCGCCGTCGGCGCAGTGATGCGTGGCGGAAGAACTACATGCTCGCCATGAACCGGTGGGGCCGTTCCGCTGATGACCCTCGAGACTCCGAAGTCTTTCCGATCATGCGCTCCCGAGTTGGGTGGATGACCGACCAAGAGATTCAGTTCAGTCTCAACCCTTCGGTGGATCCGTTCTCCCCGTACGCCATGATGGAGGAGAANCTGTGCGAACACCTCGAGACCGTGCTTCGGACCAACTTCAAGGTCGGTCGGTGGGAATCCCAGATCTCCATGGCGATCTGGGACGCNGGCCTGTACGGGGCCGGGATCCTGAAAGCGGTGTGGGATTCTGGCTTGTCTTCGGGCGACGGCAATGTCGACATGCAGCGGGTCGACCCGTGGACGTTCTACCCCGACCCGAACGCAACGTCCTTCAATGACGCTTCGTACTTTTTCGTCAAGCACCGTTGGACGTACGACGAGATTGAGCGCCGTTTCCCCGACATCAGCCGGGAAGTGCTCGAGGAAGCGTCCGAGTCTCCCGACCAGCAGGTCGANATCAAGAANCCGCAGACCGAAAANTGGCCTAAGTACTCCAACGATGGGATCCCCACCAACCTCGGTCAGGGACCAGTTGCCTTCGGCGCTCCCGGCCAGGGCACCAACATCAAGCGGATGGGCACTAAAGGCGTAAACGTCTACGAATGCTGGGTCAAAGAGAACGTGGAGATGGATCGGGACTCCTCGAATCCCCTGCACGCCTCCCCCGAGAAGGTCATCTACAACGAATGGAGGGTGATCTTCTACACCGGCTCCATCGTTCTTCTGAACGAGACCGCCAAGGATCTGTGGGATCAGGACATCCATCCCTACGTCCGCTACGTCGATGACGAAATGGGCGAATTCTGGTCGACCCCCATCGTCAGCCACCTTGCTCCTTGCCAGTTGGCTTTGAACGGCATCCTCACCATGGTGATGGCGAACATCAACCTGATCTCAAACCCCGTGTTCATGGACGTGGAAGGGTCGGGCATCAACCGGACCCCCATGGTGAACAAGGCCGGCCAGCGCCTGACGCTGAAAGCAGCGACGGCAAGCAATTCTCAGAGCATCAAACCGGGGTGGCTAACCCCTCCGTCCCTGCCGCCGATGGTGATGGACGCAGTGAAGTTCTGGATTGAGCGGATGGAGAACATCAGTGGACTTTCGGGAACCAGCAAAGGGCAGCAACCCAGTCAGCGACAAGCTCAATCCACGGTTCAGGCCACTCAAGAAGCCGGTTTCGTTTCGATTCGGGCCAGCCTCCGCAATCTGGAATCCGCACTGGGTGCCCTCGGAGAGATCCTTACCAACCTCATCATTGTCAACTACGACACCCACCGGACTGTCGCGATCGTAGGAGAAGAAGGTGCAGCCACTTCACTCAAGCTTGCCGCCAATCACTTCATGCGGCCTACAAAAGATGGACTGGCACCGCTTCGGTTCCAGTTGGTCGTGGACGCTGGTAGCAGTAAGCCGACCAGCCGAGGCGCAAGGATCCAAGAGATCGACGCTCTCAAGGCGATGGGGGTCGTGGACAACCACACAGTGCTCCAGGCCCACGGCATTCCCCACAGCGAACAGATAGAACAGCGCATGCAGCAAGAGGCGCAGGCAGCTGCTCAAGCACAGGCACTTGCCAAGGGACAACCGCACGGTCCCGGCACCGGACACCCCCACTGATAGGATCCCGCCATGGCAGGAGCAATCACCATCCAGGGACAGATCACGTCGGTCCCGATCGGAACGGTGACCGTCGGGCCGTACAACTTGACCCCGACAACCAGCAACAACTACCAAGCGATCTCCATCACCCTCGCTTCAGGGACCAACACCATCACCGTCCCGACGTGGGCCGTTGGAATGATCATCACTCCCTCTACTGCCAACGCTCAGACGCTGACCTTCAAGGGCGTGGCTGGCGATACCGGCGTGGTGATGAGTCCGACGCAACCTTTCTTGATGAGCTTTCCCGCTACGCCGCCGACTACGTTCGTGTTGACGGCAGGCGGGCTATTTATCACGAACACGGAAATCACCTTCTTCTAGGAGTAGGATCTGAACATGGCAGACATGACCGATCTCTCAGGCCACAGTTACGGCAGGCGTCCCACTCGAGTGATGTCAACCGGCTGGGACGGCAACCTCGGACTCAATCAGGC